GATACCCCAGCCGGCGGTGATACCAACCAGCAACGACAGACCGTTACGGGTGTGCCTGTTGACCATGTCCATGACGCACAGGACGCCCACAACAGCCCACAGGGCGGACCAAATGCCGAGCGCGGCACCGTTGGCCGTGATAACCGCCTGCGCCCCTGACAGCGCATCCTCCCGGATCGTGGCGTAATAGATGGACTGACGTAACGCATACATGGCGCCCATCGAAAGAACAATGTTCCGTCCGATGGCGACACGTCTTCGAGCGCCTATATCACGCATCTCTTGTGCCCTCTCGGGGGTATTGTGTATTTCACCCATGCGGGCGATGCCTCCTAGATAGGCGTTGATACGTGCGGGTAGTGCGGCGCTGAGGCTGCAATCCTCAGCGCCGCACGACTATCGAAGAGTTAGATCGGCCACGACAGGTCAACGTAGATCCACCCGTTGAGCGGCCACACGATAGAGCCCGTGTCGAGTTTCGCCCAGAGCGACTGATCGTTCTTGACCGTGATTGACGGGTGCGCGATGATCGTCGGGTTGCCGGAACCGTCAAGGCCTGATGTCAGGTTCACCACAGCGTCTGCGGGCTGCCCACTCGGCGGGACCATCGAGGTCGGCAGGAATGTCGTCATCACCCGCAGCCAGGACCCGGTCAGCGTCGGACCCGTACCGCCCGTGGATCGCGTGATCCTGCCCGTCAACTGCGCCCGTGAACCCGTCGTGCCCGTGACCTTCGTCAGGCTGCCCGTAAACGAGTAACCAGACTCCGGAGTGAAACTGATGTTCTCAGTCGGGGTAATCCACGCCGTGCCGTTATACGTGTACAGCGGACGGCCAGCAAGGTCACGCCGCTGCACCGTCAAACCGTTATAAGTGGACAGGGACTCCATCTCATACTGCGAGTACACCGGCAAAGGCGCACCAGCCGCAGCGAACCGGGCCGGATTCACCAACACAATCGGCGAACCCCCACCAGCCGCCGGGACCGTGATATCAGCGACCAGGAAAGCGCGGGCCGGAAGATCAGGCGCACCCGAACCCGGAGTGCCTGCCTGATACACAACCTCGGCAGACACCGCGCCCGAACCATCGCCCGACGTCGAATCATTGACCTGGATCCAGACCCGGTCCTGACGCTGTATCGCCGAATCAGCCGGCGTCATAGAGCCGGTCACGTTCGCGTCCGTCGCCCAGCCATACATGCCCTGGTGTGTTGCCGCGCCCGGGTCGATCATCGCCGAACAAGGCTTCAACGTCCATGTGGTAGACGTCGCAGTGAACACGTCCGGGGCCGTATCAACACGGAACCCCGAACGCCCGCCAAGAGGACGGTTAGACCCGCCACCATACAGCGCCGCGTGACCCTGCCGCCAACGCTGCGCCGAAAGCTCAACACCAGAAGGGGCTATAAAAATAATCGTCATTTCAACTCCAGCTAGGCTTAGTGGTTACGGACAGCGAGGCCGTTGAGGAATAGTTCTGAGCCGAGAACGAAATGTCGTTATCGCCGGGGTCGAGACTGAACCAGCCGCGGGACGTGACGTAACCGGACCTTGCAGACTGGCCCTGCGCGAGAACTTCACGCCGGTCCATGTCCACAGTCACGAACTCGCCCGCGCCCAACTCCAGCGCCGTAGCAAACGACACCGCCTGCCGCTTACCGATATGCGTCACAGTCCAACCACCCGCAGGAATCGGACCATCAATCCGCAACCACACCGGCGCCTGCGTGTTGCCCGGATTATTGATCGTCACCACACCAGTCCCCGACACATCCGTGAACATGATCGGAAACGTGAATGGGAACGCCAGACCGCCCTCACTGAATGGCAGCCGGGTCGAGGCTGTGATGAGGTCGCCGAACTTACGGGGGTCCTTGGCGACTATCTGGATACTGAACTTTGCGGTCAGTGCGTCTATCCACGTAATCAGGACTTCATCTTGCCGGCGCGCATCACAATGCCGAACCCTGCCGGACTCGGACACCATGAGTGTGAACTCATTCAGCGACACGGCCGCGGACAGGTCATCAATAGCTAGGGACAGGGCCTCCGCAGTTGGCGCGTCTATCGTCCCCTCCAGCGTCATCACGCGGGCCTGATAGAAGCCCTCGGATGAGGTTGCGCCATGGCCTCGCGCACGCTGCGTCAGCGCCGCCGTGGAGCCCGGAGAGCCCCAGCCGGAGAAGTTCTCAAGGATCCAGAAGACCCCATTGGCATCCACTGTATTTAGGAGCAGATCGCCGATTGCAACGAGTGATCCATCGAAGACCCCCGCCGTGCCACTCCCCGGAAAGAGCAGCGCGGACGGGTATGTAATCGGGCTTGGGTAAGGCACGTTTTCTCCTTACGCTGACAAGGCGGACTGCCGGCGGCTGACGGCGTGCGCCGTGGCTATCGGGTCGTCCGTCTCGTAGATGTTGTATGTCTGACCGAAGCCGCCCGTGGTCCTGTAGTCTCCGGCCGCGGTTGCCGCGCCGTAGGTTGGCGCGGCGGGCACGGTGACTAGGCCGCCCATTTTGGCGTCAATCTTGCTCTCCATATCATCGACACCCAAGAGCAGGCCCTCGCCGATATTCACACCCAGCCCGCGGAACACGCGGGACGGGGAGTGAATGCCGAGCGCTACCTTGAACGGCTCAACAATCCAGCCGGGCAGCAATCCGAGGAAGAAGTTGCCGATTGTCCCGGCCAGCGACTTGATGCCGTCGAATAGCCCTTGGACGATATTCTTACCTGCGTCAAACAACCATTGGCCTGCACCGGAAAGCACGCCCATGATAGTGCCGGGGATCGACTCGAAGAACTTGCCGATCCCGCCAACAAAGTCTGAGATGCCCCGCGTGACGTTGTTCCACGTATCAGAGAAGAACTTGCCGATGTTATTAAGCGCCCCGCCGATAAACCCGAGCACCATGCCGATGCCGGCACTGATGACTGACCAGACAATCCCAATGGCGCCGCCGACGACGGAGACAATCGTGTTCCAGATCCCGCCGAAGATGTTGCCGATACCCTCCCAGACCTGCGACCAGTTCCCGGAGATGACGCCGGTAACCACCTGAATGATCCCCATGACGATCTGCATCACGGACCCGATCACGTCGGCGATCACGCCGAATACGGTTACGACTACGGGCATGAGCGCCTGAATGATTGGCATAAGGAGCCCGGCGATCATGCTGATCAGCGGGCCGATAGCCTGGAGCACGGCGCCGAAGATGGTCACAACCATTGGTAGGACCGTCGAAACCAGTTGCATGAAGATAGGCGCGAGCTGACTAATCAGTGTCGCCGCCAGCGCGACTACCTGCGTGATGATCGGAACAATGACCGGCAGGAGTTGAGCGAATGTCTGGCCGAGCATTGACACGAGCTGCACAATCACCGGGAGCGCCGTGGCGAGCACCTGCTGGAACACCGAAACGAACACGGCTTGCAACTGAACAAACACTGGCAGGATCGCCGTCAACGCCTGCCCGAGCGACTGACCAACCACGGCCGCAAGCTGAACAAAGACGTCGAGCAGTTGCGGGAGCATCGGCGCGATGGCCTGAAAAATGGTTCCCATTGGCGACATCGCACCAATGAGTGACATGAACTGCGGAATCAGCGGCGCCAGTATCGGGCCAAGGGTGCCGAATATCTGCCCAATCGCCGGGCCGATCTGATCGAACAGTGCGCGAGCTTTGAGCCCTAGACCTTCAAGGAATCCCGCGAAGCCCGACGATGTTACATCATCCCCGCCCGCAGCGAACGCGGCGAAGAATGCCCGCACGCCGCCCGTCACTTCCCGCAGCCCGAGCCCTACCCGCTCCATAAACCCAGCGAACCCCGAAGATGTGATTTCACCGTCGCCTGCCTGGTAGGCGGCGAACATCGCACGAACCCCGCCGATAACCTCACGCGCCCCGACACCGATACGCTCCATGACGCCGACAAATCCATCCGAGGTCACATCGCCTTCGGTAAACGCCGCCTTGAGCGCTAAGACTCCATCGCGGGCGGTAAACAGGAAGTCAACGGCGGCTGAATCCTCTTCCCAGCCAAAAGCCGCAGTGAGCGCCCCGGTAAAGTCACCCTTCACGATCAGGTCATAGAGCCCGGTCGCAGCGTTCCCAACAAAGTCGAACGCCTTGCCGAGCCCGTTTGAGAGCAGGTTGATAGCACCAGTGATCGCCGGCTTCATAGCGTCAAGCGCGCCCATGAGGCCCGAGTTAATCGTCGCCTGAAGACCGCCGATGGCACCCTCGAAGGTGGTTACGGACTTGCCAGCCTCCACCGCAATAGGATCCATACCCAGCTTCAGGAGGGACGCCTGGAACTCGTCAGAGGTGATCTGACCTTTCTCCATGGCCTCTTTGAAGTTGCCCGTATAGGCGCCAGCATCTTCCAGTGCACTCTTCAGCGGGCCAGCAGCGCCGGGAATCGCGTCCGCAAGCATGTTCCAGTCTTCAGTCATCAGCTTGCCCGCGCCGGCTGACTGGGTCAGGGTCCGAGAGACTGACTTGAAGGTTTCCGCGTTGCCGCCAGCAACCGCGTTGAGGTTACCCGCCGCCTCGGTTAGCTCCGTGTACCCGGAGACGCCGTTGGACGCGAGCTGCGCCATAGTCGCCTGAATGGTGGGCAAGTCGTACACGGTCTGATCCGCGTAAGCTTTGGCCGCTGCGGTCGCCGCCTCGATTCCAGAGGTGTCGATCCCGGCGAAGTTCATCGTGCTCTTGAACTTGTCCGTAGCGTCCGACGCTGCGGCGGCCTCGGCGATGAACCCGCCAAGGCCAACCGCCGCCACCGCTGCGATAGCCGGACCAACGAGGCCCTTCATGGTGCCGACAATGCCGCCGCCCATGCGCCCGCCGATGCCCTTGCCGATGCCGTCAGCATCAACCGCGCCGAGCTCCCTGGCAATACTGCCCTGCGCGCCCTTCATGGTGGGAACGAGTGAAATGTACGCGGTAGCCAGTTCAACGTTCGCCACGGGGGGGACCTCTATTCAGTTGCTTGTTGTCGCGCCTTCTGGCGTGCGAGGAATGCTTGTGCGCGGGTGTCCAGCCGTGCGGTGTCGGCGTCCCGTTCCTTGCGGCCCTTGGGCGGCTCGATGGGCTTGGGCGGGTTAGAGCCCTTCTGCCCGGCCTTGGTGCGCTGCCAGTTGGCGACGTTCGCTGCGTGAAGCTGCAACGCGGCGAAATGCTCGCCCTGCGTCCACGCCAGCGGCCCGCCGTACTCGCGCCACACGGCGGCGCCCGGCGGAATGTTTATCGCCAGGTCCGCCGCGTCAAACAGGTTCCCGCGTAACGCCTCGCGCAGGTCAAGTCCGTAATAGTGCCTGAAGTCGGCGCGTAAAGCCCCGCGATACTCCCGTAGGAGGTAGGCGAGGCTTAGGAGTTTCCCGCGGCCCTGCTGGCCTCGCCCCATGCTTCAAGGATCGCCTTGTACTTCCGCACGGGCAGGCCCTTGATTTTGTCCCAGCCATCCGAACCCAAGAGCGCCTTGAGGAAGACGTGAAGGTTACCGGCGCCGAGTTCTTCCATGATTTCGCCGGTCACCGCGTCACCGTCAGCGACAAGGTGCAGGTCTTCGTAGTCGAACTCCACAATCTGCGCGTCGAGGTCGGCCTCGGCCTTGGGGAGGTGGTCCTGGGGTTTGCGTGCTGCTGCCATGGTGGTTTCTCCTAAGTCTTCGTGGTGGTTTGTATTGAGAGGGCGGGCGGGGGAAACCACCACGGAAAAACACCCCGCCCGCCCGGTCTGGTTAGGCCGTGGCGAGGGCCGGGTTGTTCGTGATGATGTCGAAAGCGCCGTAGATCGTGAACGTGAACTCATACATGGTCATGTCGGAGTTCTTGTGGCTGATCGTTCCAGTGCCCGTCACTTCGGCGCGGGGGATGGAATAGCGCTTCGTCACGGCGTCATCCATGAAGTCCACAACGAGGGCCTTCTCGTTCGATGCCGAGCCGCCCGGAATGCTGATCTTCGTAACACCAGTGGTCGTTACCGAAGTGCTTCCGGGGTAGAGGAGTCCCATGGCGATAGCGGTTTCCTCAAGGCAGACAACCTTGATGGTGTCCTTGACGCCGGAAACCTTCGAGCGGACAATCGTCCCGCCCTGCCATGCGGTGAAGTCGGTCGAGGACGACTCGCGGGTGATGTCAACGCCGTCCTCAGACAGCCAGCCCAGATCCTCAAAGGTCGCGGCCGGCGCGGCGAGGTCTGCGGGAAGGGTTGTCCCCTTTGGGGCCAGGTAGACGGCGGAATCCTGATCCCCATAAATGCGGATGTTGGCGAGGTTCTTTGCCATGGTTTACTTCTCCTTCTCAGCGTCCGCGGCACGAGCGGCGCCGAGGAGGATCAATTCACGCCCGGTAAGTTCCGGGACGGTCAGGGTTGCATCCGGTTTGTGGGACTTGCCGGCGGCATCAGTCCACTCACGGGCGAGAGTGATTTTCACAATTGCTCCTAGATGGGTTGTTTGCCGCGGATCTGAACCACAGCGGTAAGGGTGTAGCGGTGGGATGTGGAATTAGGGTCAGGCAGGTTAGCCGGGCCGCCAAACTCGGTGAACGACTTCACCGCCCAGCCGTCAAGCTCAGTGCCGGGCAGGTCAGCCAGTGCGCGCCGAGCCCTGCCTAGCAACTCGATGGCGCCGGACTCTCGGGAGTGGTACGCCTCGATGGTTACCTGCGGGCTATCCGTAATCCGCGTAGGTGCAGGACCGCCAGTGCGTAGAACCCGCACGAACGGCGAAGCGGTCGCAGCACGAGTACTCACCGGGACAGCCAGCGCCGTAGCCAGGTAAGCGGATAGCAGATCCTCAATGTCGGGGAAGGTGAGGGTTTGAATCACGCGCTACCCCCTGCCCGCGTCAAGCGCCCTGGTTAGTGCCCGGTTCTCCGCTTCGGCCTTCATCGCTTTGCGGGTAGCTGTGACCACTGAGGCGCGGGCACGGGTCTTACCGATCCGCGAACCGGCCTCCATGCCTTCGCCAGCCGCCGCCGCGATCCGTGCCGCACGCGCCCGCAAATCAGCTTCCACCCCCGCCGACTTCAGCAGCGCTTGGATGCCTTCGGAGTTGATGTCAATGCGGATCTTCTCAGCCACGATCCGACCACCTTTGCAACAGGAGTTTCGTGGAGCTGATGCGGCCGGTAGGTGACTTCCACCGCTCCGGCTCCCCGATCACCGAGTAATCGCCGGACGGTAATCTGATCCTGTCCGTAGCGGTCACATCCGCGCTGTAGGGGCCATAAGCGGTCCAGTCAACCCGGACAGCCTCACGGTTCTGCAAGTCCTCCACAGGGGCGCCAGGCTGTAACGTCCAGCCTGTCAACTCGGCCTCTTCCGCAGCCTCCCAGTCGGGAACCATTGAGCCGTGATCCAACACCAAGGGGGCGCGTAACCGGGTCAGTGTCTCAGTTGCGAAACTCACCAACATCAGCGGCCCCCGGTTATCCGGTACTGATCCAGCATCCGCTTTTCGTGATCCATGAGGACCACGCCACCGGAAACGCCGGGCGCAACCTGAGACATAGAAATGGACACCGCGCCGGCCTGCTCCCGAACAACACCCGTAGGTGAAGCGGATGCACGGGCGGCGATAGACCGGATCACGCTGACGACGTCGGGAACCTCATCAAAGCCATGTTCGATAGTGAGTCGCACCGAACGGAGTTTGTCAGGCCATGCGCCGGGGATCCGCAAATACCCGGCCTCGGACCATTCCAGCGTTGATACGTCCAGCGCAGTCCCGTCAATCGTCGCGGCCGTAACATCCAGCAGCCGCAACGACTTCACGAACAGTGACGCCGTGCCGGTCCCGTCAAGGACTAGATCCTGAATGACCACCGGGGCGATATGCCAGCCGCAATACTTTCGGACGGCAGCCTCAGCCGCCGCCAGATCATCAACGGCAGGGTCAGCGCTTGGTGTTGACAGCAGGCTTGGAACGTCCATCGTCTGCCGCCTTATTCTCGGGTTTCACTGACTTGTTCGCCGGGGCCGCAGCCTTGACTTCAACCGCACCCGCGGGCACGTCGGCGTCATCGAACTGGAAAGTGGCACCGTTGTATTCGTAATTCTTGAGAGCCATGATTCAGGTTCCTTCCTGGGTGAAGGGTGGGGCACCTAAGCGCCCCACCCTTCAATCAGTGACTAGGCGACGGGGGTAACCGTGGTCTTCACGAACGCAGCCGGGCGGCGAACCGCAAGCTGCAAGCGACGTTCAGCGCGAACCGTGATGCGGTTGTTGGTGAAGTCGTTGCCTTCGGTGTTCGTGGCCTCGACACGGACGCCGCCCTTAGAGACGACAGAGCCGGCCTGACCGAACGCGCCCACAAGGACGGTGCCGGTAGCGATTGCCGGGGTCACGACGGTCTGGAGGCCCCACAGCGGGGGCTTCTCCATGATGGAGCCGTTGCCGTACTGGCCGGAGAAGAAACCGCCGCCGAAGTACTGGCCATTGGCGTCCTTCGATAGGCGCAGGGTCTGGTAGTCGGCCGGGTTGATGACGATGCCGTCAGCGGTCAGGCCGGAGCCGGTTTCCACCTTCGTAATGGCGCGGAAAATGGTGTCCTGAGCGTTGTCACCCGCGGCGGTGGAGCCGCGAACTTCGGTCTGGATGCCGACACGGTTGAGCAGGCCGCGGATGTTACCCGCAGCGCCCGAGCCATTGAGAAGCTGATCCTCAATGAAGAGGTTGAGCTGGTACAGCAGGCGCCCATCAATGGCGGTCTTCAGGAACGGCAGGTCTTCGACCAGTTCGTCAGATTCCTTGATGAAGCCGGCAACCTTGGCAAGCGCCTCGGTGACGGCGGTCGGGTCGCCGAAGTGGAGTTGCGGCTTCTGGCCATTTTCCGCGACGAGAGCGAACGCGCCTTCAACGAGGGCCGACTCGACAAAGTAGGTCAGCGCGGCGCCGGAGATGGTCTCCGAACCGAGTAGATCCTCGATGGTCAGGCGACGACGGACACCCGTGATGATGTTCGTGTCAATGCTGGTCAGGGCGTTGCCGAAGACGGTACCGGTCACCTGGACGTCAGACGCCGCCTTGAACTCCGGGGTGGAGACGGTCAGACGCTCGCCGCGCTTGCCGGCCAGTGCGGTGCCGGCGGTCTTGGCGAAGTAGTCGCCGAGGGACTTGGCCTGCGCAACCTCGGGAGCCTTGGCGGGGCCGGCTTCCTTGAACTGTGCAAGCAGGGCATCGCCTTCAGCAATGGACTTCTCGCGGATCTGAGCGGACTCAATGTCAGCCTTGATGGTGTCGAGTCGTGCGCCCTGATCGGCGGTGAGAGTATTGTCTTTCGCGGCCTTGATGAGGTCAGCAAGTTCCGCCTTGAGCTCTGCGAGAGTTTTCACAGAAGTCCTTCCATAGAGATGGCTTTTTGGTAGGTTTCCAATGAGCCGATGTCTACGGCGGGCACCTTGGCGGGCGGTTCCTCAGACTTGGCCGCGGGCGGCTCCTCATCCTTGACCTGCTGGCCGGTGCTGGCCTTTCCATCGTCATTCGTTGCGCCGTCAAGCAGCGCCTTGAGTGCGGACTTCAGAGCGTCCGCCGCCGTAATCGCGTCATTCACGACTTGGACGTTTTTAGCCGAGAGAACCCGGCCGGCCTTAGCTTCCATATCGTCAGACTTGGCGCTAAGGAGTTCAGTGGATTGGTTCATGCCAACGAGAGTCGGGCCAACCTCGTAAAGCTTGAGGCGGCGCAACTCGGTAGCCTTGATCCCGTCAACCTCAGTCGGGCCGGAATCCAGCACCGAATAGGCGAACGAGAACTGCGTAACCCGGCGCCCCTTCAGCAGCTTATGGACCTGCGCGGCCTTCGGGTTGTCGAGGTCAAGCTGGCCTTTGACCAGCAGGCCCGTGTCAGTCTCGGACGCCTCAACTACAGAGCCGATATGGGAGAACGGGTCATTGGAGTCATGGGACCATACGACAGGGATGGGGTCGCCGGAGGTTTCCCACTCGGTCAGGTTGTCCGCAAACGCTCCCTTGGCGATAACGTCGCCGCCGGAGTCCACGTTTCCGAACACCGCAACGATGGCCTCAAATTCGCCGGTATCGTCGCCAGTGGCCTTCACCTGGGCGGAAAGATTCTTAGTCTTCATGTGCCCTCCTGGGCAATAAAAAAGACCCCGGAGGGTCATGGTTCGGAAAGTGGATTAGGACAGGCTGATTTCAACGCTGCATCGGCAGTTAGCGACACCGTCAGCGCCCAGGACCGGATCTCCGGGCCAATCCGCACCGTTGGAGAACTTCTCCCGCGTTGGTACGGTTTCGCCGTTCATGCGAGCGTGCTCTGCCCGCGGGTCCTTGGAGTTGACGATCCAGGTCTTGGTTGACTCGGCGCTATTCTGCTTAGCGGTCTCCATAGTGGCGAACCCCGCAAAAGTCGTCAGCAGTGTTGCCGCGATGACGGCGCCGCGTGAGTCCTGAGCCTCATCAAAGACCTTCTCCGGAGTGCGGACAGGATTACCGTCCGTATCGGCGCCAGGGTCGGACAGTGCAGCCTCGATCTGCTCAAGGGTTGTGGCGTTGATCTTGCCAGCCCTCGACTCGGCCACGGCGCGCAGGAACTTCTCAGTCCTTTCCACGTCATAGGCGTCAGGCGCTAGGCCGGTAGCCGCCAGCACATCGGCGGCGACTTGACCTGTAACAGACATAGCCACGCGGTAAAGATCGTCGGCCAGTTCCTTATCCCAGCGTTCCTGATCCCACCATTCGGGGGACTTGGAATTGAGCCGGGCCAGCACCGCCTCCCGTTGCCGCTTGAAGAACTTCTGAACAGCGGCACTCGTCTGCTGCGCCGAACCGTCGTCAGCCTCACCCTTCACCGACATAGCACCGGCCTTCACCTGTACGCGGCTTAATTTCGGCGCACTGTCACGCGGGGACGCCTGATCGCCGACAAGGACATTCAGCGGCGTCACAAGAGCGTCAGCATCGCCCGCAAGCGCCGGCATGTTCTCAAGTGCGCGGGCCTCGTTCGCGGTCATCCACGGGCGACCAACAGCCGCGGACATGACCGCGGCCTGCTCATCGAACGACGCCGCGAGCTTGGCCTTCACGTTGAACTCAACATAGACGCCGTCACGCGAATCCAGCCGCGGGACCAGTTTGGAGTTGATGCGGTCCTGGATCATCTTCAGCCACGGGCCGAGAGTTTCGCCGTACAGCATCTTGCGGAACTCGCGGACGTTCGCATAGGACACACCGCCAGTAGCACCGAGCATCGCCGGGTTGATATGCCACGCACGGGCCACGGTCTCAAGCGACAGGTTCGCCGCTTCGATCCACTGTTCCTCGCGGGCGTTGAACCGGACCTGATTAATGGTCATGCCATCTTCAAGGACCGGCATCCCGCCAACACTGGAGCCCTTGGCCTTGTACGCCTTCATGTCTTCCTTGAAGCGCTTACTGCCTTCATCGGACCATTCGGGCGCGTCCTTCGGTCGGGCAATGTAAGAGCCGATCTGGCCGCCGTTTTTCCAAATGCCAGTGCGGAACTGTTGCGCCGCGATCTGCTCGGCCAGGATTTCCTTCAGGGTGGCAACGACGGGTGAGCCGCGATCCCCGTAATAAGGCGTCCAGTTCTTGAAGTGAATCAAGTCCTTGCCCTCAATGCGGATCGGCGGCTTCGTCACGTCCGGCAGGTAATGAATGACCAGATCGCCGTCAATTTCCGAACCCGAAACGATGGACACAAGATCCACAGCAAGGGGCCGCAACTGCCAGCCGGTGGACGTCTGAGCCAGCAGCCACCACGCCTCATCATGCAAAGCAAGATCGGAGACCAGCGCAACCTTCAGGTCATAGCCAGTCATCGCTGGGTTGGGATTCGAGAGCAGCTTAGCCACCGGGGAATCCGTGAGCCGCTGACGGTCGGTGTCCGAAACACGCTGATATGTCGGGAGCCCAAGCTGGCCGATGTTCCGGGCCAGGAAGTCAACCACCGTGCGGACGTTATGCTGGGTTTCCCACAACTGAGCCGGCGCCATACCCGTCACCTTGCGCAGCGCCTCGATAACCTCTGCCGCGGACGGGCTGGTAGAGCTAACCTCAACGGCCTGGTAGATGATGGATGAGCGGCGGAACATGTCAAGGACGCCCATTAGACAACCACCATCCCTCTTGTTTCATACGAACTTGTCTTCGGCTTACCCGCACGGCCGGCCGAAACGGTCAGGCCCCAATACGCCTGCTCGGCGGCGATCAGCGGCGCCACATCCATCGGGGACTTAGAGCGGTTGAACACGAACACATCCCCTAGCTGTTTGGTCACCGCCGTGGCGGCTGCTGCGTCAAGGACGGGCTGTGAAAGGTGAAAGACGTTCCCGTTGCGGACAGCGTCATAGAACGCTCCAGCAGCGGCCCCAAGGTCCGATCCGGCGCACTCCATGACAGGCAGGCCCGCGGCGAGAAGATGCTCGATCAGCGCGGACGCCGGAGCGCCCTTACCCTGAACAACAATCGACTCAGCACCGATGCCAGCGAACTTCTCCACCAGCGTCGGGACAACCCACTCAGTACCGGCGCGCTGCGTGATGACCTCGACATGCGCCCGGCCATCCTCGCGCCAACCAGCCACCGCAAAATAAGACATCTCACGGTTAGCGGACACGTCAACGGACAGCATCAGCGGCGAACCCTTGGCAATAGTGGACTCCGGATCATTCCGGGACTCCCACACGCCAGCGCCGAACGGCGACTCAGCATCGACCGTCACCCACTGGCAAAGATTCTCAGTGCGGAAGACATGCTCCGGGACGCCCTCAGCGCCGCCGACACCCACAAGGGCAGCCTTGGACGCGAGCATTTCCTCGGTCACATACGCGATGCCATGCTCATCCTCATAACCCATTGACGGGTTAGCCTGAGCCCAGCCATCGCGATCCCAGATCCCGCAGTCATCCGGCGCTGACCACTCAAACAGGCCCATCGTCGTATCGTGCGAGTTGGCGAACTCTTCGATGGACTGGACGCCCGCCGAAACGTAAGCATCCCAGTCAGCCATGCGGGCGAGACCCTGCTTACGCAGACCGCGCAACACGTCAGACTTAGCGGTGCCAGCATTAGACACGGCGAGCACCTGAGAAGAGAACCGGGCGTTGGTCGTGTTCGTCAAAGCGGACCAGGACTCCCAATCGCGCTGCTGCCTCAGTTCATCAAAGGCAAGATCGGTGACAGACAAGCCACGGCCACCGTCATCGGATGCGGCCTCGCACTTATAGCGGGACCCGTTGGAAAGCTCCAAGTATTTGTTGCCGTTCACATTCGACTTATGCGCGATGTACTTGCGCCCAGCCGAACGCTGGAGGGCTTTCGTTGACAGGTCCAGGATTTCCTCAGCCGCGTTCAACTTATGTGCGGCGCCCAAGATTAGCGGCGGCTCAGCTTCCGGGCCATCCCACATCAACATCCGCCACAGCAGACGGGTAGACATGATGAACGACTTGCCATTCTGCCGGGACACCAACAACAGGACCGTCTTGAACCGCAACACCGGAAACTCATCACTGGAGAACGAACCCAGAGCAAGCTCAAGAGAATGGATCAGAAACCATTCCTGCCACGGATGCAGATGACGGCCGGCGATCTTCGCCGCCTCGATAGCCTCAAAGCCCAGTGACGTGTCCGGCGTCAACTCACGCAGCGGACGAGTCCACAAACGCGGCTCAGTCTTACCCAGCCTGCGCTCTACCGGCGCGCTTCCTCTTGAGTTCGTCAATGGGGTCAACCTCCTGGGCTTCACCCTTCACGCCCAATTCCTTACGGGCTTCCGGGTTCAAGCCCAGTGAAGTGAGCGTCTTATGTAGATTCGGGCCGGCGACCGAGTAGGCCTTGTGGATTAATTCGGCATCAGCGGCGGCATGGGCGGCATCAACGTAAGCTGCATAGCCGCGGGCAAGTTCCTTAGTAGCCTCATCGGCCTCAGTGAGCCACGTAGCGGCCCGCAAGGACTTCTCGACAGCCGCAGCCAAGGGGCTAGATTCATCCGCCATAGGGGCCTCCTACTGTGTACTGCGCGCACACGTGCGCGACCCCCTATCAGACAGACGGGGGGAGAGGATGGCTACCGGGCCAAAGGCCTCCGGGCGTTTGGAAGTTCAACATTTGAACCCCCCTCCCCGTCAGGCCAGCCAGTCTCGTGTCAAAATCCCAAGGCCGGTCACGGTGAGTTTATTGCCGCGTGTTCTATTACATCCTCTATGGCTATGCCTGAGGTTGCCGGGATCTTCGGCGAGGTGAGGGTGTGTTGACCTTGGGTAGAGGTGGTCAGGTTCCCATACGGCGTCGTCGTTGATGTCGGTGACGGTGTAGTCGATGGGTTGTCCGCATAGCCAGCATGGCGCCTGGTCTTTGACGCCTTGCGCTCGGAAGGTTGGGCGTAGGACTGTGCGCCAACGTCGTGAGCTGTTGCCATCACCAGCCATTAGACCGCGACCGTCTCATAGCTGATGAAGAACTCGCCAGCGTATGACGCCGAGAACATGTTGGCGCAGTGTTGGCAGAAGTACAGCGCGCATAGGTTTGGGAATAGTACCCGCGCCTTAGCCCACGCTGACGGGTGCTTGTCGCAGCGCTGCCCGCCCATCAGTCGTCGTCCTCTACGCTGCCCATGATCGCCCAGTCAACGGCGTCTAGTTCAGCTTCCAGCGTGTCGGTTCGGAGGCGTGCGGCGTAACTCTCCAGCACTTCACATACTGCCCTGTAAAGCCTCATGCCGAACCTCCTGGCGTTGAAGGGGTGAGTTACTGGATCAGCCGCATTACTCGATGGTTAGCCGGCGTCGGTCACTCAGTGGGACGCTAGAGGCTCGAACCCTAGTTAGCGAATGCCCTGCGCCCTGGTAGGCGCCGCATACGTCCCTCCCGCGTTCATGTCCGCGGGTTATTCACTTAGATGCACCGGTCTTGTACCGCCGGCACTCGGGATAGTGCGAGGCGCTGACTTATGGGGGGTCGGTCAGCGCCTCAGTCTTTGGGGTCCGATGGGCAAAACAAAAGGCCCAGCCACTTGGCTAGACCTGAATGATTCGCCCGAACATCGGAGACGTGACTAACTCTACGCGACTCCTACCTCACGCGCAACATCTATCTCCTGCGTGTCGAGCGCCCTCAGTAGCCATGCCACTTGATCGCCAGCCCATCCAGCCTCACAAGACGCGCATTCTATGTCCCATGTTCCGATGGCCCGCATGTTGCCTTCGTCGTCCCAGCAGCCCAACGAGAGGCATGTCTTACGTTCCTCGCCATAGGTCGCCCAGCCACACGACGGGCAGACCTTCCCGACCAGTTTGCGGCGTGGCTTGACGGGCCACAGGAGTGCGTTGATGCGGTCCACCCAGTCCAAGGTGACGTGGCTCAGGTAGGTGTCCCATTCCGGCGTGAGGTCCAGGCCGGCGATCCACGGCAGGAGCCGTTCAACACTTTTGGTCCAGTGCACGCCGGTCATCTCGTGGTAGTCGGATTTCGCGGCAGCTTCGATCTCGCCGAGCAGGTCGAGCGCGCTTACGTTGATGGGGCTTGGTGCACCACTCGCGCCACCGCCTGACATGGAGTTCCCCGGCGTCACCGCTGCCCGTAACTCATCCAGCAGCGCGGGGACCTTGTGGGGCTTGTTGTCGGGGCCCGTGCGGAGATGTTCCGATGCGAGTTGATGCAGGTTGTCGCGCAACGTCATGAGTTCTCCTGTGCCGGTGGGTCGATCTCTCCGTCGTCGCAGCATTCATCCGTTACGGTTCGCTCTTCACCGCATGAATTGCAGTAGCCTAATTCCTCACCGTACGGGCCGATTAGATACCCATCAGGGCTGTACTTGTCGCTCATTCGGTCCCCTCGATCTCGATTATTTCCAGCACGATTTCCGCGTTCCCCTTACCACCGTGGCGATGGTCCGGACCGACAACCCATTCGGTGGAGTCGTCCACTAGGAGCCCTGCATCAACGAGCCCATCAACTGCGGCCTTCGTTGTCGGCGCAAGGTTGTTCGTGTCGTAGCGGCCGGCTCTTGGCTTGAATATGTGGGCGATGATGTGGACTTTCCCCTCGAATGGCGGGATTCCTCGTGCCGCGGCGGCGGATGCTTGGCGCCAGGTCTTAGTGAGCTTGGCTTGGGCCATCCGGTGAAGCCGCTGGTTGGAGTTGATGAAGTCGCAGGGCGCGGGGATGTCGATCGTGATGTGCCTTGGAATGCGCTTGCTAAGCGCCTCGTTTGTCACTCCCGGCACTCTCTCCCCACGGGCCTCTTTTGTCCCGCCTGCGCCGTCTCCTGCGGGCTGTGAACGGGTCATGCGGCTGCCTCCATTGAACGTCCCGGCGAAATCTTCATCTTTCATGCCGGGCGCCTCCTGGTGACGACTTGAGTTGTGCGCGTCGGCCCACGCTTGGGCCCACTTTTCGCTCGCACGGCGGGCGCCATCTCGGCACTCCTCGCACCATGCGATGTACGGCCGCTTGCCGAACCCGTCGTTTACGACCGCGATCATGTTGCGTTCTCCAATCGTTGGTGCCATTCGTCATGGGCGTCCGTGTAGTTCCAATGCACGAGAGCGCCACACCCGATGCAGACTTGCGGGGAGGCGTCGAACCAGTCGCGGGCATCCATATATCCCCTCACGCGGCTGCCTCTATTGCGGGCTTGTGGTTGGCGGCGAACACTGCCCGGGCGAATCCCATGGGGGTTGCGCTGCGGAAGTTGGCACGCTCGGGGCCGGGGCTTGCAAAGTGGATCCGGTTGTCCGGGGCGCCCAGGGTTTCGTCCTTGTCGGGCGCCGGCATTACGAAGCCGTTACCGGTCCAGAGGCACGTCTTTTTCGTGTAGTTGTCGCCGGCCTCGTATGCGGTGTAGTCGGCGGGGTGGAACGTGTGCTGCGGCTTGCCGAACGCGGACGCGAGGACCGAGACGGGATTCTCCACAAAGTACGGTGCGCCTGACAGTCGGCCGATGGTCCGGCATTGCTCGGCGACCATGACGGCCTTAGCCTGGAACATGCGATCCTTCTCGCGCTTGGACTCAAACCAGCGGGCGCCACTGACGGCCATGTCCGTGCAGGGCGGATAGCCCGCAACGAAAGCGATCCTTCCGCCCTCAATTAGGTCTCCGATTAGCGGCATAGCGTCCTCGACGGTGCCGGCAAACTTGGTGACGCCATTCTCGGTGCGCGTTGTTCCGTGCTGCGGATCTACGGCCACAACCTCGTATCCTGCCTCGATCCACGGCAAGCAGCCGTTCAAAGTAATGTCACAGAGCGATAGATAGACGTTCCTCATGATGCTTTCCTATCCAGGTTGTTGTGGGTGAATAGCTCATTGCGCTTGGCTATTGCGGCGGCTTCAGCTTCGGCCTTATCCGCGAACAGCCCTACGTGATGCTCTCTAGAGTTGTGGGTGACGCGGGCGCGCCACTTTTGGGCTCTCGGGTGCCAGTTGACGCCACGAACCCCGCTTGTGTTATCACTGCGGAGAACCCCTTGGTTTTCGAGGTTCTGCTTTGCTGTGGCGACCCTAAGATGCTGCGGGTTGACGCATAGCCGGTTGTGGCATTTGTGATCTAGCATCTTTCCTTCGGGGATCGGCGCAACTAACAGCTCCCATGCGAACCGATGCGCCAGAGCGCCTCTTGTTGCGCCGAGGCCAAAGTGCCCATAGCCGTTGCTGTAAGTCGCAGCGGTCCAGATCCAGCACGTACTTGTCTTATCGACCTTCACCCAAAAGCGTTCCTCTGTTTTCATGCCTGCTCCTTAAAATCGAATGCCGCCCCGGTTGGGACGGCGTTGAGGGTTTGGCGGGTCATGCGGCGGGTCATAGCCTGCCCCGCGCTTTCAGGTCGGCGATGCGTTCTTGCCGGCCCTGCTCCATGAGGCGGTCCCATTCGGCCGGGTTGCGTTGCCGCCAGGAGCGTTGCGTCCGGCCGTCGCTGGCTTCGAGTTCGCGGCGGGTCTGCGGTACCTCGATAGCCCTTGTCCCGGCTTCTTTGGATGCGCGGTTGTTCAGCGCCCGCTTGAGGATGCCGCCGGGTTGTGCTTGCTGGCCGGGATTGGCCCGGTAATGCTGCACGACGGCTTCCTCGGCCTCGGCGTAGGTCAGTGGCTGCATTGAGTGGTGCCAGATGTCGGCGGCGGCGTCGTTGGCTTGCACGAACGGATCGAACTGGTTTACCCAGATGACGAGCTGCGTGGTTTGTATCAGGTCCATGGCTATCCTTCGATTTCGAACATTTGCGCTTGGCGGTCCTGTTTGGCTTGTGCGCGTTGCATGAGTTCAAGGCCTGCCTGTAGCCGGACCTGGGATCCGGTGGGCCTCATTGCGCTTTGGGGTGTTTTGTCTGGGAGTGGTCCGTCCTCCCAGCATTTGCCGTTGAGCCAGGTTGCGGGGAGCTTCGTGTATTGCTGTTCACGGTTTGGGTCGTCCCGGTATCGGATAGCGCCTTCGACTAGGTCCTCGGCCGATGCGAACTTGCGGGCCTTTGCGTACGCCTTCTCAGCAACGCCCTTGGATTCCTTGCGTGGATATTCGAGGTACCAGTCGATGAACTCGTCTGCCATGTTCGGCTTTGCCGGACAAGTGTTCCCTAGTTCCCTTTCCCCTGTTCCCCTGTTCCCCTGTTCCCCTGTTCCAGCGGCGGAACTTCCGCCACTTGCCGCGGAATTTCCGTCACCAGCCATTTCACCGCTAGATGTCAGGGTTTTTGGGTTGTCCGGGAAGGGTACGCGCTGCTTGGCACGCTTCTCTGTGCGCTGGTGCGTTTCCCATGAGGGGATCCAGTAATAAGGGCGTCCCTCGAAGTCGAAAAACATTACCGAGAAGGTGCGCGAAACTTCCGCGATAAGTCGCGGAATTTCCGCCACTCCTATTTCATCGTTCGGAAAGGCGAAACCGATGATGCGTTTGAAGTTCCCGTCGCCTATGCCGTAGTCGTCGGCGAGGTTCCACATTGAGATGTAAAGCAGGCGTGCCCGCAGCGATGCCCTGGCGGTGTCCGGGGAGTCCCAGAACTCCGGCTTGATGGTCCTAATGCGGGCCACTAGAGCCTCCTTTCCTTAGTTGCGTTTTCGTTTGATCCCGGCGGCTTTGCGTCCGGCCCGGTATTGGGCGTCGTAGGCCTTGTGCGCTTCGTGGCAGTCGTCGCACGGGTCTTGTCCGTGGCGTAGGTGTTGCTGGTAGCCGGAGTTGTGGCCGCACTTCTCGGGGATGAACTGTGCAGACCCTTTCGGCCTGCCTCCCGGCCCCTTGCGCGGCTTGTGCGGCTCGTCGCCGCGGTAGACATATCCAGCCATCACGCGCCTGCCTTAGCTGCTTTGCGTCTGGCGCGGCCTGCGTGGTCGAACTCTTGCAACGCTTCCCGGCATGCGTCGCATACGGGAACGCCGTAGCGCAGGTGCATCCGGTAGTTTTTGGGTTGCCCGCAGTTGCCGGGGTTGAATCCTGGACCGCCGATGGTCACCTCGGGCTCGTCAAAGCGGGTGCCGTTGTACTTGTAGTATTGGTTCCCCATTACGCCGTCACCCGCCGGCGCTTGTCCCATGCAGCGGATTCCTTGACGGCCTCAAGTAGCCCGTCACGGCCGCCGTGGATGGCGGGTGGCAGTGCGAGTTTCTGCCGGATCGTGGTGGTTCGTGTGCGCGCTTTGGTGAGCGCTTCGGAGATTTGCTCTTTGCGGCGTTGGAGTCGTGCGAGTTCCAGCTCTGCGTCCTGGATGGCGGCGAGTTCACGCTCGGCTGCTTCGACTTCGGCGGCGGCGATTTGCTGGCGGATCCGGAGCGATTCAAGGTGTCCGCGTGATCCGCCTCTTACGTAACTCATTTCTTACCTCTTCTCACTTTTAGGCAAACGAAAGGCGCCCGACGAGTGCCAGGCGCCTTTCGTGGTGCGGGTGTGCTACTTCAGTTGACGGCCGAACGGTGCGCGGGCAATGAGGCACCGGAACGCATAGACCGGCAGGACGAGTTGCCAGTACGTCAGACCCAGCTCCGGGAACCATGACGCAGCGAACCAGAACAGGATGAGCGTGGTCAGGGCGAGGCTCAGTAGCCCTGCGAAGATCTTCTCGAACCAGTCCCAGCCGCTCCACTTCGGGCGGACGATTTCAGCTTTGATGTAAGTCTCAGGCACGGGGTTTCCTTTAGTTGTTTCGGTTGTCGAGTGCGGCCCTGATCTGCGCCAGGGTGACGGGTCGCTCGGCCGGTTCGATCCGGCATTGGTGCGGGTCGACGCGCCCGTTCGTCACGGTCAACTCGCCGCCGCAACCGCAGTCCGTGCGGAACGTGGCGTGGATGCCCTTGGGTTTGGTGCGGAAGTTCGCCATGGCTAAAAAGGTGCCTCGCCCTGAGATCCCCATCCGCCGGAGTTCGCCGGCTGACCGCCCCAGTTGCCGCCCGATGCCTGCTGGGTCTGCGGTGCGGGCTGCTGCTGTCCCTGCGTGGGCTGGTTCTTCGGCACGAGTCCGACCGAATCAGCGACGACGTCCAAGGATTCGCGCTGTTCGCCGTTCGCCTCGTAGGTGCGGGTAGACATGCGGCCGGAGACGATGACCTTGCCCTTGCCGCCCTGCGCTTCGATCTGCGCATCGAGCGCTTCAGCGAAACCGCCGAACAAGGTCACGTTGAACCAGGTCGTTCCGCCGTCCACGTACTGCCCGGACTGATCCTTGACGCGGGCAGTCTCAGCCGCGGAGAACGACAGGCGCGGCTTGCCATCCTGCCCGAACTTCAGTCCGCGGTTCGTGCCGATATTTCCGGTAAATACTACGTTCGCCATGGTTACGCTGCTTCTTTCGTGAGGGTTTCGAGTTCCGAGATCCACTGCTTAGCGGTCTCGGGTGTGATGTGGATCCGGGCGTTTGCGCCCTCGATTTCAAACTGTTGGCCGAGGGTTTCGTGAACCGGCCTGCCTGCGGGCTTGAGGTTCCCGGCGATGACCGTGACTGAAATGGCGCCGCTCATGCCGCCTGCCCTTCGACGTAAGCGACGATGAACTCGGGCGCGTTCTGTTCCCGGAGCCAGGCCAGGTAGTCCGCGGTGGTCCCGTTCGTGATGGCCTTCTGCGTGTTGTCGATGACGTCGGCGGGGATGGTGGTGGCGGCGGGCTTGGGTGCGTCGGCGAGCGGCTTGACGGTGAAGTTCTTCCGCTTGCCCCTTGTCGCCGTCAGTGCCACGGTCAGCGGCTTGTCGAGGTGGCTCATCTCCGCGATTTCGATGCCGCCGACTTTGTCCCGCCCGAACGTGATCTCGGGGTTACGAACGAGGGTTAGACGGCGCCCGGTGTATGCGGCTGCTTCCTTGCCCCACGCGATCACCATGACCCGCCTCATGCTCTTGGACGGCCGGTAAGCACGTCCGGGGAACTCCATAAGGTGAACGTCTACGGGCTGCTCAGGGGTGCCGGCCGTGACTTCCTTGACGGTCACAGTCACGGGTCCCGCCATGAGGTCGTCGGCGTTGAGCTGGTCGGACTTCGGGGCGATACTCTCAGTCAGGTCCATCAGAAAACAATCTCCTCAAAGTGGTCTATGCGTTCGGTCGTTGGCCTGCCGTCGATGGCGGCCAGGTAGGTGTCGATCATTTGCGAGGCGTTGTCCTCGAATGCCGTCACGGCGTCTTTGATGGCGGTGAACCAGTTGATGTCCGGATACACGCGCTTGACGTAAAGCGGCATCCCACCGGAGTAGCTGACGTAGTCCAGCCATTCGCGGCCGGAGACGAGCAGCCCGCACTGGATCTGTGCCATGTTCTCCAGTGGTACGGCGTCCTCGATGATCGTCCGGAGCTGGATCTTCTGCTTCCGTGACTTGATCTCGATGAGCCCGTCGTCGCCAACGAGCCCGTCCGGTGAGTAGCCGATCCGGAATCCCCAGTCGTCGCGCACCATGAATCCGACTTCGGTGGCCGGCGCGTAGTGCTCGCTGTAGATGTCGCGAGCGTAGGGCTCGTCCAAGGTCCCGCGCAGCATGTCGGACGTCTCATGCATCGGCTCGACGTGGCCGGTGATGCGTTCGGCGACGAGTTGCGCAGTGAGCCCGCGTGACGTGTCGTTGGACGCCGGCTTGATCGTCTTAGGCGTGATAAGTAGGCCGACAACCGAGGCCGTGATGACGCCGCAACGTGCAGCGAACCACTCGTCCGTTCCCTGCTCGATGTCGTTGAAAATTTGCAAGCTCATGTTTCTCCCCATGTGTAGGCATAAAAAATGCCGCTCGGTGGCGGCTTAGTTGTTCCCGTGCTGTTTACAGCCGGGGTCTGTGGGCTTGGTTCTGCGCGGGTCGTAGCGTGCTGGTGGGCAGGTGCATCCCGGTTCGCGGTTGGTGCGGCGGTTCCAGAATGTGGAGCCCGTACCGACTTGCTCAGTCATCGTCGTCAGCCTTTCGTTCCGGGTCGGGTCCGATGCGGTCGGCTTCCTGGGACCGGGCCTGCAAAGCGCGCAACGCCTCATAGTCCGGGTTGCGGGGGCTCACTGTTCGGCCCTCTCTTCCGTGGTCAGATCCCGGTATCGTCTCGCGGCCGGTTCCCATGAGCGCGTGGCCCGGATATGCAGATCCGGCAGCGGCTCGTTACGGTCGAAAACAAGCCCGCGGAGTTGCTGCTGTGCTGTGACGGCTTGCACGAGTACAACCTCGGCGGCGATCGTAGCGGCCTCAGCGTGAAGCTCAGCCGCGCTCATGCCGCCGCCTCCATCCGTGCGAGTCCGGCTTCAAGCTCAGCGACGGCGGCCAGGTTCTCGGCCGTGGCGAACCGTGCCGCACGGTCGCGGGCAATAGCCACGCGTCGGCGGGCGGCGTTGATGTTACGGAGCGGGAACAGTGCGACTTCTTTAGCGATCATTGCGGGCCTCCAGTATCTTGGATTTGGGGATGCGGAAATCGTCAAAGTCGCCTGAGACTGTGACGGTGGTGTCGTTGACGGCGATCACGTCATACCAGCCGTACGGGGTAGCGACTTGGGTTGCGGTGGTGAAGTCGATCATGATGCTCTCCGGAAGTTGGGGGCGGCTGTGAGGGTTCGCCGGCACTCGGCCCGCTCATGGTCCGTCAGCGCGTCCCACTCGGTCAGGGTTAGGCGCCATGCGTGCGCGGTCATGATGTCGGCGTATGCGTACTTGACCGCGGCAGGCTCGGGGCGGCGGCGACGGAACCAGCGGATCATGCCTTCACCTCGGCGGCGTTGGCGATCTCAACAAGCACCTTCAAAGCCGCAACAAGTTCCTTCACCATCAGGAACTCGCCAGCCTCACCGGTGATTGCTTCGGCCTGGCGTAAAACACTTGCGGGGGTTGGGTTAGTCGTCATAGCGGGCATCTCGCATTCGTTCGTAGGCTTCATCGGCTCGATCATGCTCTTCATGGATGGGGCAAAGGTCGCCGTAATCAGGGACCTCGTTTTCGCAGAACTCGGCAGGCTCAAACTGGGTCCGCGGGTACGTTTGCGCCGGGCAGTAGATGGGGTCAGTCACGGTCGCGACCACCTATCCGCCGGCGCATTCCAGCGCGATCCGCATCCGGTCCACGGGCCTCCGGAATAGGACACACACCGCTTGCACTTGCGACATAGGTTCAACTGCCAGCCGCGGAGAACAACGCCGCACCATGCGCAGCGCCGGCGGAACCCAAGCTCAAGCGGATTGCGGCCCGTCATGATGGCAGCCGTCCAGAGTCCAGCGCCTCTACGATGTAGCGCACCCTGTCATTCGGATACTGCGGGTAGGCGCCATCTGGGCGAGTTGGGATGAAGCGCCCGCGCACTTCGACTTCATGGGCGATACTCTCGGCCTCAGTAATATCGAGCGGAGCTTCCCACTGTTGAGTAGCCGCTTGGATGATCTTGGCGAGGTCGCTCATTTCCCCTCGCCCCATTCCTGTGCGGCCTCAGCTTCGAGGGTGTCCAGGTTGTCGTCGCGGATCGCCTTCACAAGCCAGACGCCCGCGAAAATGAACATTGCTAAGACGGCGGCGATCATGACGCTGCCTGCTTTATGTCGGCGGTGATCATGCACGCCTCGTATTCGGACATGCCGACAGCTCGGAACACGGCGACCATACGGCGGTCTGCTTCCAGTTCCTCGGCGGTAATCTTGATGTGGTTCATGCTGCAACTCCTTCGTTGGTTTTCCGGCGCCAGGTGCGGAGGCGTCCGTGTCGGCGGGTCTTGCTGGTGGATGTTTGGTCGCCGATCGGTTCGATAAAGCCGAGCGACTTGGCGGCCGTGAATGCGGCGCCGTACATGTTGCTATGCGGTGCGGGTCGCATCTCGCGGCGCAGGTCATCACACGTCATGGACTCCTGCGCGGCGGCGATACCGACAATCGTTGAGATCGCATCCTGCGTCCAATCGGTGTCGAGCTCTTCAAGTGCGGCGGCGGTCATGCTGCCAACACCTGGATGCGGGGGGCGACGAGTGCGCCGTACTTTATTAGGTACTCGACGAGCACGTTGTTTACGGCCTGCTCGCCCGTCTCGTCGGCGTTCTGGCGAGTGTAGGACTCGGCTGCGTTGTTGAACTTGGCGGCGAACTCTGCGAAGTCCGCTTGGCGCTGCGTTCGGTATGCGACCCGCTTGGCGTGGTTGTGGTTGATGCCGGGGAAGGCGGCGATGATCTGGTTCTTTAGGCCGGTGGCCGTGGTGATTTCGGGCATGACGAATAACCTCTGTTTCTGCGTCGGGCCCGTGGGCCGCGAACGGAAGGGTGAGATGTTTGCCCTCTGTGGGGCGGGGGTGTTGCGGCCGGCGTTACGCTGCGGCGGGTGTTACGCGGAGAGCTTGCGGAGTGCTGCGGCGATGCGGTCTTTGTCGTATCCGCCGCGCTTGGTGCCGGCTACGATCTGCGCGATTTCGTCCTGCTGGCCGGGGGAGAAACGGTAGAGTCTGCCGATTCGGTCGCAGGGCCATTCGCCGGCTTGTGCTTTGCGGCGGACCGTGTCGTCTCCGATCCGGTACCTGGAGGCCATGTCCTGCGTCGTTGCGTAGGACTCGGATGGGCGGCTCATGGTTACGCCGCTTGGGTGAGTGTGGCCGGCAGGAGTGCGGAGGGTGGGACGTCTAGTACGCTGGCGATTTTGATGAGTTGCAGGACCCTGAAGCTCATTCGGTCTCCGCGGTGCTGTTCGAGCCCCCGGCGTAGGGTGCTATAGCTGATGCCGATTTCCTGAGCGAGTTCTTCCTGGGTGAGATTCTTGTCACTAAGGACGGTCAGGATGCGGTCGGCGATTTCGCTGTCTGATGTGGTTGGTGTTGCCTCTGTGGCTGGCGACTTGTTCATGTAACCAATGTAGATGTCCGTTCGGACAATTGCAAGGGGGTACCTGAAGTCAAAAGTCAATGAGTTACATTGGTGTATTTCAAAAACACGTGGTATCCGCGCACGTATGCGTGTGTGCGCGTAAGTATCCAAGTACCCGCGACTATTGCCAAGTTGTTCAACCGAACATTAGAGTTGCCGCTATGAACACCTACGGCGAACGACTCGAAGCTGCTCTATCTACTCAGATCAAGGTTGAGCTTGCAGACCGCGAAATGGAACAGAAGGACCTCGCGGAGGCCGTTGGCATCGAGAGCGCAACGCTTAGCCGCTACATGACCGGTAAGCGCTCCATGCCGATGCCGACGTTCTTCAAGGTCGCCGAGGTCCTGGGGCTTACCGCTCAGGAATTGATGTCGCGTGCAGAAGCCCGCGTGCCGTCAGAAGCTCAGACGGCATAACGCCGGCAGCTTCGGCAGCGTCCCCGAACTCCCTCACGGTGAGTTCCTTGATGGTCTCCGGTGCGATGGCCTGGTGCTGCATGATCTATCCCCAAAACATTAGAACGTATGTACTACTGAGACCATAGCGGCTGACAGTGACAGAATGCCCACGGAGTGACTAAATGCTCCGATTGTGGCATCTGTGAGGTTAGGTTAGCTCAAATGCGCACGGTTAATAAATCGGATGTTTGCCGGGCGTGTCACTCCATGAGCCTGCGTCATACTTGGTTCATATGCACACGTTGACGGTCATTTGGGCATAACCTGCATGTGAGCAATTATTCATGCGCATAGAACGGCTACGCTAATGCCCGTGCCTTCAGTATCCCAGCCCGCTCCGGGCCCCTTTGCCCGTGCCCTCAGTGCCGAGGTTCGCGCTGTCATGGCACGGAAGCAGGTTAGCGGCGCACAGTTGGCCCGGCGCGTGGGCAGGTCGAACAGCTACATCGCCAAACGTCTCCGCGGTGACGGGCAGTTCACGGCAAACGACATTGAAGATATAGCCGAGGCGCTGGAAGAGGATCTACTAGCCATCCTTCACGCAGCCGTCAGAGCAACCAGGCGCTAGACAAAAAAAGGACCCCCCACCTAATTAGGTGGGGGTCTTTTGTGACGGGCCTACGCTTCAATAACTCCGGTCAGCGCCTGTTCAACCATGGCAGCGGCTCGGAAGTGCGCGTCCGGGACAAGGTGCCCGTATGTTTTCGTGGTGGTGATGATCGACTCGTGCCCTAGTCGGTTAGCAAGCTCGTATAGGTTCATGCCGGCGGCTATCATCATCGAGGCGTGGGAGTGTCTGATGTCGTGGATTCTGGGCCGCTGGTCAAGCCCCAAGTCCGCACCTTTCACGGCACCGTACCATTCATCGAGCCACTGGCGGTGTTGTGGATAGACGCCCGTTGCGGGTGAGATTGTGAATACCGGTTTGTTGCGCGGGGCTAATTCGACGCGGTCACGGATCGCCGCAACAGTGGATGGGGCCAGGGACACGGTGCGGCGGCCCTTCTTTGTCTTTGGTGCACCGACAGCCCAGCCGTCCTCGATCTCCTGGTAGGCCTTCATGATCCGCACAGAGGGCGTTGCGGCGTCCAGTTGGAAGTCTGTGCGGGTGAGTGCCGTAGCCTCGCCTAGACGCAGCCCTGAGCCGATCAGGAGGCGCCACATGGGCCGGTGCCATTCGCCGGCTTTGTCGATGATGGCGTTCACCTGATCCATGGTCAGGAACATGGCCTTATCCTCGGTGGCATCATCCTTGGGCAGTAGGCGGCCGTTGCATGGATTGTCCAGGCGGAGTCGTCGCCGAACGGCGGAGTTCATGGCGGCGTGAACGAACCCGTGAACGTTGGCGACAGTCTTAGGCGAGCATCCCTTCTTGGTCATGGCCTTAATCCAGTGGATCAGGTCGTCCTCAGTGACCTGATCCACTGGCAGATGCCCGATGCCGGCGAAGTGGTTTTTGATGTAGCCGCGGTAGCGCTTGACGGTGTACTCGCGGACGTTGATGAGCCGTTCGATATGCCCTAGTGCGACGTCCTCGAATGAGGGGGACCGGGAGACCTGACGGAGTAAAGCCAACTCGGCCGCGTGGGTGTCATGCTTGACGGCTTCGAGCAGGTTCTTCCACTGGGTGGCCGCCGTCTCGGTTGCCAATGTTTGCCTGCGTCTAACGCCAGAGTCGTACCATTCGACACGGTAGCTAGTGATGTGTCCTGCGCTGTTTTTCCGTGTCTCAATGGTCGCCATACCAGTTGACTCTACTAGGCCTTGGGGGGATTTTCGAGGTTCTGGGGGGGATGCCCGGCAACTTCGTTGAGTTACCGGGCATCCGGGGGCGGAGACGGGGGGATTTGAACCCCATCCGGTAATGGCGCTCTGAAAGCGTTTTCGCCTTGCAAATAAAGGGAAGTAGGCCCCTTGGTGCCGGATTATCAAAACCGCAGAAACCGCTCTATTGGGGGGTAGTCGATTGGGAATCCCCCCAATGGGGGGACTTGGCGACCGCTCGCCGGCTGCGGCCACGCCATGAGATTTCGCGCTTCTGAATCGCTAGCGCCGGACTACTCGCAAGCTCGGCCTTCATCTTCTTAAGCTCCGCCGCTGCATCCTCTTTCGATTTCCGGCAGATCACCTTCCTGCGCCTCTTCCCGTCCAGGCCCTCGGGTAGTTCAACGGATACGCACCACATCCCGTCGCCGCGCTGGTAGACGGCGCCCTCACCTTTTGGGCGTCGGCGTTTGGCCTGCTTCCGGCGTTCGGACAGTTCCGCGTATTCGTCCGCCAACCATTGCGACGGTTCCTCGCCACGGTCTGCCAGCTTCTTCAACACGGTGCGGTCGGCGGTGTAGTTCCGCTCATCCTCAGCCGTCCACCGCGGGCTAGGCATTGCGGGGCTTCCTGTAGGGGTTCACGCGGGCGGGTGTGATAATGCACCGGCAGGGTGAGTCTGAACAGAAGCACCCCGCGATGCCAGGATTAGCCTGCGAAGTGCGCTCATCGTCAACGCCTTGGTAATACGCCGACTGCCACACCTCAGGAAGCAGGTGCGGGGCTGCGGCTTCGAGGGCTATTCTCGCGTCACGCAGGAACAGGGTGCGCATCTCGTCTGGCACAAACTCCCAGGCTCCCCATCCATGCATCGCCATCGCCCGCGCCGCCGCCTCGACCGCCTCCTCGCTGATATTCATTTCGTCCCCCATGTTTCTATGTACGCACGTAGCGCGTTTCTGATGATGTCGGATAGTTTCTCGCCCCGCCTTGCCGCTACCTGGAGTGCCGCGGTCCACAGGGCGTCGTCAACACGGACAGCACGGCGCGGGGTACCGGCGCTCATGGGGTGGGCTTACGGTAGGGGTTGGTGGCTGGGTTTGGCGGCTCGAATGGGAACGCCGCCCCATGCGTGCGCCCCTCATACCACGCCGCCGCCATCAGGTGCGGGGCTGCGGCTTCGAGGGCGGCGCGCAGGTTGCGTAAGCGGTGCGGCTCCTTAGTACCACCCGGCCACAGTTCTTTTGCAGCCGCTTCTATCGCCTCGTCGGGGATCATGCCCACGCCTCCATCATTGCTTTGTGTGCCCGTTGCTGGGCTTTGAGGGCATCTTGTAGGTGTGCCCGGTATTGGGCGACGGTTACGGTTTTGTCGGGCGTCTCGGTGAGGTCAAGGAGCCGCTTCTGTGCCGCCTCATAGATCACCACTGCCGCGTCGAAAGTCTCGCCACGTTCACTCATGCCTGCTTGTCCTTCTTGGAATAGTCAACAGATATAGAACCTGCAGGTGCAGTCCAGCCGGAGAGCTTGAGCGCGTTGAAGATCTTCTCCGTGATAAGCCACGGCTCGGCAAGATAGAGCCACTGCATACGCTGGATCGCTTCGGACGCGGTAAGTTCATCGGAGGCTTCCCGCGTGGCATCGGCGGCGTTCTTTACCCAGTCCTTGACTATGCCCTGCACGAGTTCATGTGACTGGTATTCGAGCGTCGCTCGTTCACTTGTTCCCCCATGTTTCTATGTACGCACGTAGCGCGTTTCTGATGATGTCGGATAGTTTCTCGCCCCGCCTTGCCGCTACCTGGAGTGCCGCGGTCCACAGGGCGTCGTCAACACGGACAGCACGGCGCGG